CGAAATAAACAAAATTAATTTGCTCGTGATCGTTTCCCAGCTTGGTCAGTTCTTTTACTATCTGATTTAATGTCATTTTTCTTTGATTTTTCTAAATAAACCTTTAGCTTATTTTGATTTTTGAAATTTACTTCCTTGCTCATTTAACAACATCCAATATTCCCCTGATATCTTTCCTCAAAAGTTTTGCGCCGCTTACCATCATCCGTATAGTCATCATTGCAACAAGCATCGCCGAGATACATACTAACTGTGTAACCTTCGTTATCTGGTTTGATCGAATCAATCCCGGAACCAAAATTCAAATAATTAGGATATAAAGCATTGTTCTGCTTTAGGTATTTAATCAATCTCTGTTTATAAAACTCGGCTCTCGCTTTATATCTATTCGCCACATCAATCATATCCTGCATTGAAGGCGATTCCTGATTCTCGCCAGTCTTGCGTAATAGTCCTTTATTGTAAAACTGAAAAGATAATCCCTGAGGTAATTCCGACATCACGAAATAAATCAAGCAATCCACAATGTAGTCATCAAGCAAAGTTGTCTGAAGCTGGGTATATGTCGCAGTATCAACCGCAGTCTGCAACTCGTTGTATAATGCCGAACCTAAAGCTGGTAGAATATACATATCCTGCGCAGTCTTAATCTCAGGCAGAACCAATTTTTCATCTACGTTTGCATGTAACCCAGTCCGATCTTTGATTGATTGAACGGAAATAAATAATGTGTTCTTGCTCATTTTCTTGTAACTATATTAGAAACCCATTTGTGTCTGCAACTCGGACTGTGTTCATTAGTTCCTGGCTCTGTGTACCAACCACCCCGACGATCCCAAACAGAATAACCTAATCTCGCGCTAAGTCCTTCAATCTCGGAACGTGAATACATCTTTCCAGCTTCCAATAAAGCAACACAAAATGGTCTGCTTGTTTTCTTATCCGTATTGTTAAATCCTGCTTTCCATTCGTATGAATAACGAATCAAAATCTCTTTAGTCTGAGGCTGAATCTTTACCAGAATATCGCCCAATGGTTCTGTTAAGATATGCTCTGTAATTACATTTTCATCAATTCCCTCTCCGATTGCATATTCATTTACTTGAACGTATCCGTTTTCAACCAGCGATTTAATTACCAAATTAATAGTATCAACGCTCTGATCTAAAGTTGTAGCCAAAACATCAGCAGTAATGCGCTTATCCTTTGACATCAAGTCCAGAACATTGGCTTGTAATTGGCTAACCTCGGCAAACATCTGATGCTCTGAATCATCATTAAACCTTTCCTTTTGCTTCCAAACATGAAAGTTTTCCTTTGCTTCGCCGAACTCAAAAAATGCGCTGAAATCGTCTGCAAATTGCGCTTGTTGATTTACTTGCTGGTATTTTGTAATGTCAATTCCTGCCTTTTCCAATAACCACTCTTTAGGTGCGATTTCTTTAAGTATGTTTTCTGTAAACTCAAAACCGATAGGCTCAGTCGGGATGATACTCAACTCAGGTTCTGCAATTCCTTTGTACTTAGCCAACATATTAAATACACTCTCTAAGTGCATTTGCTTACTATTTACATAAGTATTTTTGAAAATCTCGTAACCATCGCGCATCTCTGAACGTGAACCTAATTTCCCAGCTTCAGCAATACCGAAAATGGAAGGAGTTGTGATTTGATGACCGCTGAAAATATTAGTCTGAATCAATGAATCTACACGCCCGAAATCCTCTTTAGTAATATCGGAGGTACCCAGATCATCAACGATTGGCTTTCTCGCGCTATCATTTACGAAAGCTAAAATAAATTTCTTGCCATCGGATCCCGAAAATCTGTTTGTAAACCTTTTTTCAATGTTACGTTTTTCCTCATCTGAAGGCTCTCCGTTTGGTAACGTGATTAGTTTACTTGCAGAGAAACCAGTCTGAGCATTACCCAGAACATGCTTAGAGATTTCAATGTCTGATTCGATGTAATTAAGCGCACCGAAGTAACCCGGCAAAGAATAAAAACCCATATTCGGTCTGTATTCCTTAACATAAAGGATTTGTTTTCCGAATGGATTAGCCGGATTAAAAGCTGGGTAAACTTGCGCTTTTTCCATGCGATCATTCCACTCCTCCTTATACCAAAACTGAGTATTGTCCTTATTGGTCCTGATCTTAGTATAATCGCAATGCCAGATTTCAGAAAGCAATCCGGTAGCTGAAAAGATAATCTCTAAATAATAACCGCCAAATAATTCCGCATCCAATGAAACTTTCCTTGTCAGATCGTTAAGGCTTTCCATCCGATTGACTTTCTCAATGAATTGCTCTGATGCCTCGCTACCTTTCCAGCCATTTGCTGAAATATAATGCACCTTGCTTTTAATGATCGCATTATGCTTTGCAGACTTATTAAAAAGATCAACTAAATAATTCGGGTAATCGTTGCGATCTCCGTACTGAATATATCCTTCGCCTTTCTTTTCCTTAAATTCTGGTTGCCTTGCCTCCGCAAATGTCACTACTCTTAGATCCATTATTGTCTTATTTTGTAAGTGTCTGTTGTATTGTATTCCGTAAACTCAAAAGGAGTTCCAACTAATTCCATGATTCCTGATTCCAAAGCATTTAATCCAGCAGGATTTAAATTGCTTGTGCTTGTTTGCTCATAAACAACGTAATCGTACTGACCATTTAATGCAGTAGAAAAATTGGTATTTGTAACAAAGCTGAACTCATTGTACCTATCCTTGTACTGGCTTAGATCCGTATTGTTTAACCTCACAAATTTAATCTCTGTATTTGCGCTTCGATTCGTGAATACAAATAAATAATTCGGGTTAGTCAATAACTGCTTTTCAGTCAATGTCAATATAACTATTTGTGTTTGTCCCTTGGTTAGCCTGATCATATAACACTAAATAGCAAAGTGATATAAATTTTACAAAATAAAAAAACCGCTGACCATCACGATCAGCGGCTCACCTAAACACTACTATGAAAAATTAAGATCCTGGAGTTTCTAAAGCAGATGCAACAGTTCCAAGTACACTTGGTGCTAATGCTGGTTCTGAACCAGTAAAAGTCAAAGTAAATCCACTTCTGTCGCCTTGAGCAGTTCCGGTTGAAGCTGCATTTGCAGTCATATCAATTCCTCTGGTTTTACCAAGGTACCAATATATTCCGTTGCTATCTTTTGCAACCGCAACTAAAGAATTCTGCGCTAATAAAAGCAACTCATTTCTTGTGTTAGTTTGTAGCTTGTTTAAAATGATCTGCAATTCCTGACCATAGAAAACAGTTCCGTTTGCAACAGAAGCAGTCATCGTTTGGTTAAACATCGAAGTATCTTTTACTAAAGCATATTTCCAAAAACGCTTACCAGCAGCCTTAGTCAAAGCAGTTATTACACCACTTGCTTCGGTTGTTGCGGTTACGTTTGCGGCTTCTGTGAAATATACTTCGACAATGCCTCCGAGGCTATCTCTGCAGTCTAAGCTATACCCTTGTGTTAATGCACACGCCATATCTTTCTTATTTAATTATTTAAAAAATACGGGGGTTTTACCCCCCATTATTATGCTAAGATAAACTTAACGATTTCGTCTGGGAAAGCTACGTTTACGCCCATTTTGAACTCAGATACAAATCTAACCTGATCTGCTTCCTTTGCGTAGAAGATTTCAAATTTATCTTCTTCGTTTAGCAAGTCAGTTCCTAAGAATAGGTTGCTCAAACGCATTGCATAAACTTTGTTAGTTCCGTTCAATCCAGCTACTGCGATCACTTTGATCATTGTACCCGGTAAAACAAACTCGCTATCAGCTTTTACATCAATTGAGTAATGGAACTGGTTTGCGTTCTTTAATGCGATTGTGTAAGTTCTGAAAAGATCCTGACCGCAGAAGATAGTCATATCATCAGCAGCAACTACTTGTGCAGGAATTGCAGCATAAACACCATCAAAAATGCTGATTACATTCGCAGCAGTAATTGAAGATAAAGGTGCGCCAGAAATGTAAGTTGAAGCATTTGCAGCAACAACGCCAGAAGCAGCACCGATCAACTTCACTAAACCATCAAACTTGTTAAGGTTTACGTTTACTGAAGTAGTATCGCCTTGCCAAAGTGAAGTTTCCAACTGAGAAGCGATTGTCTTTGCTTTCTTATCAGCAAATTCTTGCTCGAAAGGAATTGAATCATACATTGAACCAGTAGGTAAAGCCTTCTGTAAATATTTAGCCTCTAAGTCTTTTGGACAAAGTGCCTCATTTACTTTGATTTTACCAACAGTCACAGTTCTCTGAGTGAAAGTTGTTGAACCAGATGCAGTAAATCCGCAGCTACCACCAGCTTGGAATATTGCGTCTGTGTCCATGATATTGATTGTTTCTGCGCTTTTCACGCCAATCATTACGTTTCCTGCGCTTTTAATCAAAGCGGCAGTTTTTGCGCCCAATACGGAATCAGTTACCAATAAGGCTTCGTTTTGCTCGGTATAAGCGGCTAATGCGTCTACGTTAAATGCCATCGTTTTTTAATTTTTATTGTTTAAAATTGCTTGTCTATACTTGTCTATTCTTTGTTCTTTTATGCTTTTTGTGTTCACAAATTCTGTGAAGCTACTTGGCTTCTTGATTGGATCCTCAGTCGGAGTGCTTGAAATCGCTTCAATCAATTCTGCTACCTGAGCAAAACCCTGCTTTACCTTGTTTTCAAGTTCAGCAATCTTTGCATCATTTGCTTCGATTAATTCAGCAATCTTCGCATTGAATGCCTCAGCCATTTCTTCTTCTTTCTTCTTATCGTAACCAGCCTCAACATCAACTTCTGGACTTGCCTCAACTACTTTAGTTTCGATTGCGGTAATCTTACCATTTTCATCCAAAGTGATTTCTGTTCCATCCATTAATTCGTGATCTCCAACTGGTGCCGGTTCGCCTTCTAAGGTAACCAAACCGCCAATCTCTAAAGCTGAAATTTCAACCTTAGTTCCATCCATCAAAGAATATTCTGCCATTTCCACCTTTGATTCTTCAACCATTGGTGCAACTTCAGCTTCAACTTCAATAGGCGCGATGTTGTCATCAAACAACGCCTTAATTTTTAAAATTGCCTCTTGTGGGTTCATACTTTTCTTTTATATAGTTAATAATTCAATGTTTATCACTTAACTTGTGACAATATTTTCTTGATTGCATCCATCAATGATGTGACCTGATTTACTTCCTTCGGTTTGTATGAGAATAATCCTTCAACACTAAATCCCATAATCTCGCCACTCTTTACTTTTGCCCAAGCCTCATCATTTTCGACAATCATCGAACCGAACCAACTACCCTCTGGCGCATCTTCAAATCCTTTCATCGGCATGATCCCTCTGGATGAATCCGATATGAAACTTTCAAATAATGTAACGCCCTCGAATTGTTGCTTTGAATCGTGCATTAAATTCACGTTGCTTTGGAAACCTTTTTTGAAAAATTTCTGGACAATCTTGATAATAGTGTCCGCACTAAAAGCCACATAATAATCGCCATAAGTATTATCAGATCTAAAAATAGGCGTATCAGCCAACATAATAGCGCCAGATATGATCCTGCGATCTTCATTAGTGACTTCAAATTTTTGAGTTTTATTAAATGCGTTCCAATTCCTTTGTATTGCTGGTCGATCTACCAATGCGATAAAATCGACTTGTGAATCATCTTCAATGCTATCCGTAATGTCAAGCATATATATCGGGATTTCTGTATTCATGTTTATAAATAGCTTTTAATTAAAAATTTATCATTTATTCAAACCTTGCTCGGTTTTCAATCTCCTGCATCCTGCTCTGAGTATTCGTAATATCGGTTTCAACAACGTATGCTCTGACTATCGTATCTCCTGAGGCACGATCAACACCACCGCCGCCGCCACCACCTAAATCTGGAGTACCCATTTGGTCAATCGTAGGGATCGAACCTCCGCCACCCATCGAACCAACACCACCACCAGGAGAAGGTATGTCAATAAATCCCGGCTCGGATGATCCGCCAGGAACTGGAGGAGTTTTGACCGCCAAAATAGACTTAACATTTTTCAATCCAGCAACAACCGCCGCCGCCGCCGCAATACCTCCAAGTACCGGACCAACTACCGGAATACCAGCCAAAGATTTGAACGCCGCAGTCGCTGACATATAAGTGTCAATTGTAACCGCCGCAATAGCAGCCGCCTTTCCTGCAACTGTATGCTCTCCGATTGCTTTAGCTACGTTCTTTAACGTACTGCTGATTTTCTGTGCGTTCTCGGCTCTGGAACTTGCTTCTTTTTTACTCAGTTCAATTCTGCCCTCAGATAATTCCTTTTCAGTTTTGGTATATGCAACGCTATCAATTTTACCTTCTTTAAATAACT